ATGCGTGTATTAAAAATTTTTTGTCCTGAATGTGGTGCTAAAGCTGTCATTAGTAAAACCAATCGGAAGCACCATGAAATTGCTGATCTTTACTGTGCGTGTTCTGATATTGAATGTGGTTACCGATTTGTCATGAATTTGACTTTTTCGCATACATTAAGCCCCAGTGCCAAAACTGGCGACAAATTGCTGCGGACCATGGTGAATAACCTCAATCCGCAACAACGTCAGGAGGCATTGGCTTTATTGCAAGCTGATTTAGTTGTTTAATGTTGAAGTTACTCTCGAACTTTTCATCATTCATAGAATTCATTTGTAAAATTAATGTTTATTTTTTGTTGAAAAAATCAAGATTAGTATTATACTTTTAAAATGAAATAGGTTTATATCCTTCAGCTTGGGGTTCATTGGATATAAGCTGTCGCTTTCGGTAGTTTATTTAGAACAAACCATAATGATAAAAAAACTGATAAATAACATCAAACTTATAATGAGAAAAGTTCCTTTGTTAATAAAATAATGCAATGGAAATTAAAACTATTTATTACTATCTGGAATAAAGATACATAATTATTCTCTGGTAAATAAGATAATCGGAAATAATACTTAAGTATTAAATATATATTATATAGTTATAGGATTTATATCAGGAGGGTATTATGAGTAATATCTCAAATGATGAATCAAAACGTTCTTTATCTAATGAACAAAGATTAGAAGTTGTAGAGTCTTTATCTGAATTATTAACAGGAAAATTAGATCAAGAGATCATTGATGATGCACGAAAAAAAATATTGGAAAAAAGATCAGTAAGCCTTAAAGCTAAATTAACTATAACCAGTTTTATCTTTTACCATAAGGAGTTTTTAGAAATTGAAAATCATAAGGAATTTTACGGGACATCTGGTGGAGTGACATCACTAGGCGTTGGAGTGTATTCCGGTTATTTGCATACAGATGATATTGATAAATTGTATGCGGAGGGGCTTGAGTTTACTACGATTACCACTGCTGTTTTTGCAACTATACAATTTTGGAGTATAAAAGATAGAAAATTGTTGGGGCATTTTGAAGGAGGAGGAGTAGGAACGACACTTGGCACAAATGGTGGTTCTGGTTATTGGAGATGAAAATAGTCTTGCAATGAAAAAATCTCGTTTTATTTCTCTGATTGGGTTATCAAATATATTTTATTACCATCCTTAAACCACCTCTTCGAGAGGTGGTTTTTGTTTCTATTTGAACAAAATAGGGCGTGGCGAAATATTTTAATTCTGATGAATTCGGATATTGTTCGATAACCGAATTCATCAGAATTAAACCATTCGCAGAGTTTTATTAGATCCGCAATAATGCACTTGATTCGAACGGAAGGGATTAAGTATCCCAATCTAATCCACGATTAGGCGTGAAAACGCTTCGGCAAGGGATTGCTACCCGTTATGAGTTAAAGCGGATTTTTACCCGTAATTAATGAAAGGATTGAAACTGACAGCGGTATGCATGATATGAGCAAATTACAGCAATTAACGACATTTTTACGGGAAAATTTGCCAGAGTCTATTGGTAAAACGGAATTTACCAGTGACATGGGGGAAATCCACTTTATTCAGGCTCAACGGGACTTAGGGCTGGGGCAATACCAGATGTTTATCCAAAAGTATGACGCGGTGATTAAGTGGGAGAATTTTCCTTACAGGGAGCAAGATCCCCGATATATCCCGCTGTTAATAGATACGTGGCTGACAGAGCAAAACGATGAATTAGGGAGTGCCAATCAGGGACAGGAACGTCCAACCATGACGGTCAAAGCGAATGAAGAAACCGCCGTCGTTGTGGTGTCGTTGTCACTGTCAGAGCCTGTGATTATGCGTGAGGATAAAAACGGTATCGTCCCCTTTGATGGTAAACGCTGGCTGCTGGCTCCTCCTGAAATCTGGTTTGCTGAAAATAGTATCGTGCATTACATGGATGAATCAGGCACAGCCGTTGAGCAGATCCAATAATGGTCAATGGGCAGTCAAAGCAGAACGGTTTAAGGAATAGCAAAACGCACATTGCAACCTTGAGCGACTGAAAACATAAATAAAGGAATAAATTATGTGGCCACATGTTCAGGTTAATCAAGTTAACCAATTACAGGGCGAAACAAAGGAAATTGAGCGGGTATTGCTCTTTGTTGGTACGGGAAAAACCAACGTAGGCAAAACTCTCTCCGTGAATACCCAGACGGATTTTGATTCCGTATTGGGAACAGCGGATACTGCTCTGAAGCGCAGCGTACTGGCGGCGATGGCAAACGCAGGGCAAAACTGGTCTGGTTATATCCACGTCTTGCCAGAATCGGCAGATGAACTGGCCTTTGTCGAGGCGGTGACAGCAGCACAGCATATTGCCAGTGTTGAAGGTTATGTGCTGACGAATGGTGCAACGAAATCCACTATCAAGGCCGCGCAAACCTTGCGGGCAAATATTATTGCCAAATTTGGTCGTTGGCAGTGGGCTATTCTGGCTGTTGATGGAGCACAGCCGAAAGAAATCTGGGCGGATTATGTTTCCCGTCTGGCTGAACTGCAAAAAGGCGAAGCAGTTACTTCGGTGCAACTCGTGCCGTCTTTGTGGGGCAATGAAGCGGGAGTTTTGGCTGGTCGTCTGTGCAACCGTGCCGTAACCGTGGCAGACAGCCCGGCACGAGTCCAGACAGGGCCATTAATGGACATGGGTTCGACGGACTTTCCGCTTGATGGTGAAGGAAAACCAATTGATTTGGCAACACTACAGGCGTTGGAAAAACTGCGTTTCAGTGTTCCTATGTGGTATCCCGATTATGATGGCATGTATTGGTCAGATGGTCGCACATTGGATGTGGAAGGCGGGGATTACCAGAGTATCGAAAATTTGCGTGTTGTGGATAAAGTTGCGCGCCGTGTACGCTTGCAGGCTATTGCTAAAATTGCCAATCGCAGTCTGAACAGTACGCCGGGCAGCATTGCAACGCATCAGGCTTACTTTGCTCGTACATTGCGTGAAATGTCCCGCAGTACCGAAATTAACGGTGTGACATTCCCCGGTGAAGTGAAATCGCCTGAAGATGGTGACATTGCTATTACATGGCGCAATAAAAACACGGTAGAAATTTATATCACCATTCGCACTTATGAATGCCCGAAAGGGATCACGGCGAGTTTGCTGCTGGATTTGGGAGGGAACTAAATGAGCCAGCGTATTTCCGGCCAATCGGTCGATTTTAATATGGATGGAGATCTGGTTCATGCTGAAAAAGTGAATCTATCCATTACTGACAATACTGCTGCGGCTCAGACACAGGGCGTACCGGATGGTTATATTTCCGGTGATGTTGCGGCAGAAGGGGAAATTGAACTTAGCACCAAGTATCTGGATATCGTGACTGCCAAGGCGCGTTCCGCAGGTTCATGGCGCGGTATTCAGCCTGTTGATTTGATGTGGTATGCCAAAGCAGGCAATGAAGAAATGAAAGTCGAGGCTTATGGCTGCAAACTGATCCTCAGCGATATTCTGGATGTTGATCCGAAAGGTGGAAGTGTAATGACACACAAGGTTAAATTTGTGGTTACTTCCCCAGATTTTGTACGCATCAATGGTATTCCATATTTGGAAGCAGAGTTAACCCGCAATCTGATTGGCTAAATTGATTATATAAATATTGTGGGCACGGAAGAATATAAGAAGTCATTAGTTGCATGAATATTATTATATACATGCACTGGGGCGACTTATGACATCAGGGATGATGTTTATCTAAAACAATATAATCTAAGACAATATAAAATAATCTAAGACAATCTAATAAATGGATTAAATGAAATAAAGGAATTAAATCATGAGCAAAGAAAATAAAATTGTTAGTTTAATTGTCTCTGGCAATGAAATTAAATTCGAACCGAATATTGTTGCTTATAATAATATGATTAACGATATGACAATGGATAATAAAATTGTGCCAATTGTGACTTATTTACGTCGTATCGTTCAACCAGCATCTAAATCTGCTCTTGATGAATTATTGCAGATTCCGGGTGCAGCAATGCAATTAGTTGAGAAAATTAACTCTGAATATGCACCAAAACTGGAAATTGAAATAAAAAACTAAATGCACGGGTTAAGGCTATTGATAATAGTTTATTTGAACAGGCCTTAACTTTGCGTCGTCATTATTTACCAAATGAAAATGATGAAACGGAAAATTTAGCCCGTGCAATTTGGTTGGATAATCGATATTGGGAATATACACGCATTGCAACTGCAAATGGAATTGCACTGGCATTCAAAGGTGAGTCATGAGTCATCCAAGTTTTATACACAAACTAATCAGTGAAATTACACGACCTATTACCAGTGTAAAAACAGAACTTGTTGATCTTGCTGAACAATCAAAAAAGGCATTTGGCAACATTTCAGCGGGTGGGCAAACAATAGCTGATTCGTTCTGGTCAACTCATGGCTTCCTTGAGCCAGCGATTCAAATGGATGAAGCACTGAAATCAGCCTCATTACAGGGAATTGATAGTGGAGTCATGGCAAAAATTGCCAAAGACTCAGTGACCTTTAGCTCACAATATGGCAAATCAGCCATCGAGTTTGTGCAATCAGCGGTGGAAATTAACAAAGCAGTACAGGGACTGGAGAAAACAGAATTACCTCAGATGACCAAGATTGCCAACACGACCGCTGTAGCTCTGAAAGCCAGTGCGGCGGATGTGGCTGGCTATATGGGGACAATGTTTGATCTGTTTTCCGATCATGCTGAGGCTGTAGGAAATATCCAGTTTGCTGAGGAGCTATCAGGGAAGGCCGTTTTTATGGCGCAAACTTTCGGCACCAGTATACCGGAAATTACGCAACTGTTGGAAAATTCCCGCAAGGCAGGAACGAACTTCGGTGTAGGGATCGATGAACAACTGGCAGTATTGGGGGAATTGCAGAATTCATTGGGAACGGATTCCGGCCGTGCTTATGAACGCTTCTTATCGGTTGCGACTAATGGTGCGAAAAGTTTGGGATTGAGTTTCGTTAATGCATCAGGTCAAATGCTTTCCATGCCGGAAATGCTGGAAAAATTACAGGCCAAATATGGCAAGAGCATTGAAGGTAACCTTAAGGCGCAAGCGGAGATCGAAGCTGCATTTGGTGATTCTGCTGTGGTGGTTAAGGCGCTCTTCAGCAATGTTGATTCGTTGAGCAAGAATATTACGGCGCTGGGTGCGAATGATGGAATGGAGCGTACCCGTGAAATGGCTGCACAAATGGCAGATCCGTGGGAACGATTACAGGCCATTTGGCAGAACCTTCATATTCTGGTGGGTTCAACATTGCTGCCGGTTATCAAACCTTTGGTCACCTGGCTCGCCGATACCAGCCAAATATTGGTGCGCTGGATGAAACTGTTTCCCAATATCGCACGCTGGATTGGCTATATCACGCTTGCGATTATGAACTTTGCTGTCGCGGGAGCAGTGGCCAATATTGTGATGGGAATATCCAAATTTATCCTGATTGCACTGAGGGGGATTTGGATAGGTTTTACCTTGATCATGAAATTGGGAACAGCAGCAATATGGTTGTATAGGGCGGCTATCATTGCATTTAATGTTGTGCTGAGGATATTACGCGGTACATTGCTGGTTATTCGTACGGCAGCAATTTTGGCAGGTATTTCATTCAGCTTTATGAGCTGGCCGATATTATTGCTTATTGCGGTTATCGCTGGATTGGTGATTGCTGTTATTAAATTCTGGCAACCTATCAAGGCATTTATTAAAGGTTTTATTCAGGGCTTTAGTGAGGCCAGTGGTTCACTTACACCCATTTCATCTTTATTTAGTGCGATTGGTGGGGCAATTGCTTTTGTTTGGAATGGTGTCAAAGATCTATTTGGCTGGATTGCCAATTTATTGGCGCCAATACAATATACCAATGAAGAATTACAAGGAGCCACTGAGGCAGGGCGTGCCTTTGGCCAGATAGTAGCAGGGGCTATTGGTTTAATCATGCTGCCAATAAATTTAGTTATTCAGTTTGTTGGGGTATTGGCGCGTTTGTTTATGGCTGCATGGGAATTAATTGGGCAGGGGTGGGAAAAACTATGTAACGCGTTCAGCAATTTTTCACTAGCGGACATGTTCTCCGGTATTGGCGATCTATTAAGTTTCATTCCGGGATTAGAAATGGGATCTATTGGCGCCAAAATCATTGGAGAAATGGTTGCTGAGCCAATGGAAAAAACAACGATCCCTAATATGGGCATGGGGGAAAATACCCACAAATTAATAGCACAACCTAATAGTGTTTTGCAGGGGCAGCCCCAAGCTATGCTCCAGCCTGTACAAGCAATAAAACCGCAAGAAAACTCGGGAATATTAACGGGTGGAAATAAACTGGGCATTAATAAAAATGGTTTGATTAACGAGGTCGCCGGTAATTCACAGACCATTAATGATAATAGCCGACGTATTGAAAGCGTAACGCTGAATATTTCCAATGGCATAACGCCGGATCAATTAACGGAATGGGAGCACGTGGCTTATGGATGAGCCTAAATATATTGATTTATTAATTAGTGAGCGTGACTTCACGCTCAATTCAGGGAATGAACCACTTTTCTGTAATAACCGTATCTCTATTGGACAAGATTGTGTTCACGCAATTATTGAAAGTGGATTGGCAACGAATTTAATTGCCGAACGCAGTCCGACATTACGGGCTGATATTCATACCCAGATAGTGATATTGGTTGAAAATGATGAGCGGATTATTCCAGGGACGGTCAGCATCAATGAAGAATCGCGGACTAAATTATGGATCACGGCTGAAACCTACGATTTTGGTCGTATTAACGTGAGCGTAGGTAATGGAAACTAAACCGACGATTGATTACGAAAAAGTGTTGCGTGACAGCGGGATGCCGACTATGGAAACCGAAATCAGCGCCGCTTTTGCCAAAGCTGTGGATGAGTCAGGACTTATAACCAACACCTCGCGGATGTCTCCCTTTTGGCGGTTGATTAACACCATTGTGACGCGTCCGGTGTTGTGGTTGAAAGAGGCATTAATCAACGTCACGCTGAAAAATATGTACCTAGCGACCGCATCGGGTACATGGCTGGATATGTTCGCCTGGGGCGTTAACCTGAAACGTAAACCCGCCTCTGCCGCACAGGGGGTGATCCGTTTCTATAAGACGGCGGGAGCCTCTGCCGTGACCGTGCCTGCCGGAACGGTGATCCAGACCGAGCGCATTAACGGTGAAATTTACCGGGTCAGCACCACGGAAAGCGTGGCGATTGCCGAAGGCGTCAGCAGTGCCTTATTGCCTGTGAGGGCAGAAGCCACAGGCGGCGCATTTAACCTTGCCCCCGGCTACTTTCGACTTCTGCCCGTGGCAGTGTCCGGTATTGCGCGGGTACAGAATGAAGAGGGCTGGCTGTTAATCCCCGGCGCGGATGCGGAATCCGACGATGATTTACGTGACCGTTGCCGCAACCAGTATAACCTCGTCGGTCACTATCATACGGATGCGGTTTACCGGGGCATGATTGCCACTGTTGCAGGTTTAAGCATTGACCGGATTTTCTTCCTGCATGATGCGCCCCGTGGGGCAGGCACCGCCAATGCCTATCTGTTGCTGGATTCGGGCGTCATCAGCCAGCCCTTTATTGAGGCGGTGAACGATTACATCACCAATCAGGGCCACCACGGGCACGGCGATGATATGCAGTGCCTGCCGATGCCGGAAACGCATCATAATTTGTCGGTCACGCTGTTTGTGGAAAATCTGGCGAACTACAGTCAGGAGCAGATAGCGACATTGAAAACCGATGTTGGAAACCTTATCCGCTGCGCCTTTCGGGAAAATACCGACTATCAGGTGAAGAAAACATGGCCCTACTCGCGTTTTTCTTTTTCCAGCTTAGGGCGCGAAATCCACCGTGAATTCAGCGAGATTGTATCACTGACTTTTTCATTGGGTGACATTCTCAGTGAACTGAGTGTACCGAGGCTGAAAACGCTCTCAGTGGAGGTGAAGAATGTCTGAGTTTAAGGAACATCTTAAGCGGCTGGCCCTGCCCTCATGGATGGATAAGGGCGAACCCGCCAAACTGCTCAATGCAGCACGGGAATTCTGGTCACAGGTTTACGGCTGGCTGATATGGCCGCTGGCCCAACTGGATGCCGAAACTTGTACCGAATCGCTGTTATCGGTGCTGGCCTATCAGCGCGATATCCAGCGCTTTAACGGCGAGCCGCTGCCCCTGTTTCGCAAGCGGGTGAAGTACGCCTTTATCAACGCGAAAGATGCAGGCAGCATCGCAGGCTTTATTGCCATCTTTGAACGTCTGGGCGTGGGTTATGTGGAATTACTGGAGCGCCAGCCGGAGATAGACTGGGATGTAATTATTCTACGCCTCAGTGATAGCCAGATAGCGGCCAATCCTGATTTGTTGATGAATATTATCCGCCAGTATGGGCGTACCTGTCGCCGTTACCGTTTTGAAGTGATCGCGAAAAATCAGTTATTGATGCGGGTGGGTAGTATAGACGCAGACTATTGCACGTATGCCGCTGCCATTCCGACCCAACCATTATTATTAAAAGTGGGGCATATCGCAGGCGTTGCCGTCTGTGACAGTGCCACCCTCAAGGAAAGTACTGCACCGAACGTCACCTACGGTGCATCATTATAAGGAAATAGTATGTCTTCAGTGATAACGACAGACTTTGAAAAATGGAAAGCGCAACAAGTGACCGCAGTCAAGCCTGTGGTACTGGATGAATTTGTTTTCGCGTATCTGCCGGGATTAGATCCGACTCAAGCCATTAGTCGTGATGAGAAATTGCCTGCGACAAATCAAATTGTTCACCGTCAGGCGGTCAACAAAACCGGACTGGCCAGTGAGAACGCCGTGGCTTACAGCGTCACACTGGGGACGGAAGTGGGTAATTTTGATTTTAACTGGATTGGTCTTATCAATAAGGCGTCCGGTGTGATTGGCATGATCACCCATGCCCCCGCCCAGAAGAAAATCAAAACCGCCAATGGCTTGCAGGGCAATGTCCTGACCCGCTCTTTCCTGCTGGAGTTTGACGGTGCGGCGACAGAAACGGCTATCACCACCACGGCGGAAACATGGCAGATTGATTTTACCGCGCGCTTGTCGGGCATGGATGACATGCAGCGTCTGATTAATACCGACAGTTACGGGGAAGCCGCTTTTTTTGGGGATAGCTTTGCGGTGGTGCGTCAGGGTGAACAGTATATTGTGAAAAAAGGACTGGCCTATGTCGGTGGGTTGCGTGGGATATTGGCGTTTGACCAGACATTGAACAGTTTACGTAATACCCGTGTGTATGCGGATTTCAGCTATCAGGGCAATCTGGTCAGTCAGTGGCAAACGGTGGTGAAAATGACTGCCGCAAATGAGCTGAACAACTATGTGGATGCAGCAGGCTACCCGCATTACGTATTTGCAGTTGCTCAGGTTGATGGTAATGGCAATGTGATGGATTTGCGAATCAAAGGGTCATTGAATGAGCGTGATATTGCCAATTTGAATAGTGAACTGGACAGAATGAAACAAGATTATGCGACCAAGAGTGCATTGAATGTTGTCCGGGACAATGCCAATAACCGCTTATCGAAAGCGGAAAATGGGGCCGATATTCCAGACAAATCCGCATTCATCAATCACTTGGGGTTACGGGACACAGTGGATTTGGCTAAAAACGCCTATCCCAAAACAGGCGGCATCATTGAGGGGAAAGTTTGGGCTACCAATGATATTGAAGCCAAAGGCTGGATTGGGGCTACCACACTGTACGATCGCCATAAAGATGGGCGGTGGTCGCAGGCATACAGCGAGGCGTTCCCGCCGACAGCGGCAGTGGTTGGCGCCTATTCCCGTGATGAGTCGAATAGCCGTTTCGCACTGAAAAACTCACAGGAAACCTTCACCTGTGGCAACCTGCATGTTGATGCAACGCATGACTGGTCTGGTATTGAATTCAAAAAGCCGAGTGGGTACAACACCACACTCACCTCCAATCCTGATAGCCATAAACACATGCTAACCCTCCGTTATCGCGATCCGGCAGATAATGAGCTGCACTCTGTGGATATCCGAAAGAAATCAGGCTCGATGGCATTAACCGATGAGGCCATTCCTATTGGTGGAATAATTATCTGGCTCAGTGAAAAGCCGTATCCCAGCAATTTTCTACCGCTGGAAGGGCAATGGTTTAATGCCCGTGATAATCCTGAATTAGCCCGTCTTTATCCGGCAGGTTCGTTACCGGATATGCGGGGGTTCGTTCCCCGTGGTTGGGATAATGGTCGCGGTGTCGATCCGGGACGGCAATTGGCATCGTCACAGGGGGATGCCATCAGGAATATCACGGGGCAGCTTAATGTCAGGGCTTGGAGTGATTACTCCGTCGTTGAGGATGCTTATTCCGCATTTCATAAATCCCGTGATGAAACGTCTGGACTGTGGGGAATATCAGGGCAATCCGGTAGAAAAGGCGCTGACATTGTCAGTTTTGATGCGTCCCGCGTTGTGACAACCGCCCATGAAAACCGAATGAAAAATATCGCCGTACAATTCTTAGTGAGAGCACGATAATGAGTAAATATCAGACAGAATTACCGATTGTAAAATTTGATGAAAATGGGTTTGCCCATTCTGATGGCTGGGTGCAGGTGTATTGTGCCAGTGAATATACCCGTGAATATCTGGGCACCCGGATAGAGCGCACAATGGCAGGGTTTAGTTTGTCCGCAGGGGCATACACAGATGCCCCCACATTACCGGAATCCCGCCATTATGCAGTGTGCCGCACTCATGACGGTACAGAATGGGAGCATGTGCCGGATCACCGGGGGCAAATGGCTTATCACACCCAATCACGCCAACGTATGGAAATCACGGCGATAGGGAAACTGCCGCCAGAATTGACGCAATCACCGCCTCAAACGTCCTTTGATTTCTGGAATGGAAAAAAATGGATCACAGACACAACCGCACAACGTCAGCATGAGATACAACAGGCTGAAATTCAATGTCAGTCACTGTCACGCGAAGCAGAGCAACAAATTACGCTGTTAGAACGTAAAAATCGCTTAGGTATATTAACTGAAACGGAGGTCACGTTATTGCGTGAATGGGAAATTTACAGTGTCAAACTCGCGGATATTGATTGTTATGCATCGAATATTGACTGGCCGGAGCAACCGAAATAATGCGCTGGCAGCGTAAAACTCTGCAACTGTCTCCAGATTTATCGGGGCTGTCTGCGGCGATTGTGCCTGTTCATCCGTTTATTTACGGCATCGGGCAACAAACCGACAGCGGCAGTTACTTAAGCCCGGCCAATGCCATTGACACGCTGGCAAATAAACTCATGGGGGCAGGCCATATCAACAGCCTGATACTGATGGTGTGCGCCAAAACCCACGCTGAATTTATGCAGCACCTCACGCAGTTTTCAGCCGTGCTGCCGCTGCCCACGTTTGCACAGGTCAAGCGGATGGCAAAAACCGCCGAAAGTCTGGCAACGACAAAAATGCAATTGCCGGGCAAGCCGGGCGGCGGATTACCGCTGCCGCAACCCTTATCAACGGCGACCAGCCGTCAGGCGGTCAATGCGCAATTGATAGCCCAAGCCAACGCACAGGCCAGCGCGGGCAGCAGTCTTGCCGGGTTAAAATCCCAGTTAACCGCGTTGACCGCCGCCCGGCAATCCGCCTTGCAGCAAGTTACCGATGCCATGAGCGGATTGGCGGGAAAATCGGCCACGGTCTGGGCGTTCTCAGGGAAAGGGAGCGGTGCACACGTGGCAGAAAAATTACGTCAGCATATCCCCGAACCGGACGCGGTTTACACACTGGCAGTTCTGTTTGCCGGGGACGATATCCGCCCATTAGAAAGGATGCTCCATGAGCCAGATTATCACCCTCGCCCTTGATGGCGAGGCTATTGCGTTAAAAAGCCTGACCGTCACGCCCTCCATGATGTTTCAGGATCAAGACCAGAGCGGCCAGTCTTCCAGTACCGCCGTGGCCGAACAGGGCATCAAACCGAAAGAATTGCGCATCACGGGCATAATTCCCTTTACCGAACAGAAAACCCTGTCGCGCCTGTTTGCACTGGCGGAAGCGAAAGACGGCGGTAACCTGAAACGCTACCGGATTGCCAACCTGACCGCACAGGCCATTAACTTTCGCATCGGTACGTTTACGGGCACGATTGATGCCAGCAAGGTGGACGGCAAACAGGCATGGCAGGTCACTTTTACTCTGCGGGAGCATTTATCTGTGGCTGAAAAACGCGATGCTCGTACTGCCGGCAATGTGAAGGCCAAAAAACAAACAAGACAGGGTGGGGGTGTCGTAGAGGAAGAATCAGAAGAGTTAAGCTGGTTTGAACGCAATGTATTGAAGCCGATTAATGATTGGATAGGGCCTGCCAAATAATGACACCGATTAACCGACTTCATCTCTCCGGCGATGAGATCCATTTGGTGGATGCCAATCTTATGCTGGAACTTTCATCTTGCGGCCGCGGCTTTATCACGGCAGAGACAACCACGGATTACACCGGAAAATTGGTGCGCCTCGATGTGGGTTACACAGATTTGTTGCTGCGCTGGTTTACGGGCTATGTGGAGCGTTCGCAGCCTGCCCAGAACGGCTATCAGCGCCTGTTTGTGCGTGAATTGGTCGGCGTGTTTGACCGTCCGTGGCCGTGTTCGTTTCAGCACCCGACCTTACGCCAGATTGTGGGCTGGTTGCAGGAACACAGCGGACTGATGTTTACCCTGCCGGAAGCGCTTTATATTGATAAACCGATCCCGCACTACACCCATAACGGCACGGGCTACCAGTTGCTGGCGAATCTGGGGCAGGTCTTTGCCATTGAGGATTATATCTGGCATCAATTGCCGGATGGTTCGGTTTATATCGGCAGTTGGGCGCATTCGATGTTTGCCGGAAAACCTGTTGAAATTCCGAATGAATTCAGCCAAAGTCAGTCCGCTGGCAATGCCATGACAATCCCCATGATCCAATCATTGCGTCCCGGCTTTGTGGTTAATCAGCAACGGCTGAGTAAGGTCAATCTGAACAATGAGAACATGACAATTACATGGATATCAGCAGGTCAGTCGGAAACCAAAACGCCTACACAGCGCCAGATTGATGCCACTTACCCCGAATTATCAGCCGGATTGCATTTGCCTAAATTTGCGCGCATTGAGGCACACACGGAAAGTACAGCTAGCGGTGATATTTCCGATCCTTTCCGGCCACGCTATGCGGTTGATGTGCAATTGCTGGATGATAACGGCAAAGATGCTGCTGCCCCGGTTTACCGTGCCGTGCCGCTACCTTTGCCGATGGCGGGTGGTGAATCGGGCATGTTCCAGTACCCACCCATTGGCACGGTGGTTGAAATTGCGTTCGAGGGCGGACGACCGGACAAACCCTTTATTCGCCAAACTCTGAGCCAAGGCAATACCCTGCCGGATATCCAACCCGGTGAACAGTTGCAGCAGCAGCGGGCGGAAGTCTCGCAGCGCGTGACACAGGAAGGGAGCTGGATACGCCAGACTGACCAGACGATTAATGAATCGTCCATGCACCGTGAAGTCAGGGCAGACACGGAAAACCGCACCGTCGTTGCACGGGATACCACGATACAGGCGACGGATAAAATCACGGTCTTGGGAACGTCCACGCTATTGGCGGGCGCTGTCCAGCAAATCGCAGAGGGTGACTACAGTGTGGCAACCTCATCGAATTTCGTCGCCAGTGTCGGGAAAGAGGTCACTATCGACGTCGGCCAAACGCTGATTGAGAAAATTGGCCTGCTTAAGCAGAGCATTGCCGGAGCCAAGCAAGAAATTGTCGCGCCCGTGGTCTGGGTGGGCAGCCAGCAACTTAACGTCATGACCCTGATGTTAGACACACTGGATGTGGTCAGGGAACTGGCAGAACTGACCGCTGCGCATACCCATCACAACACAGGCACCCCGGAGAACGCCAGCGTGATAAGGAACACGGCGTATAAATCCGATGGGTTGAAACAGAAGTATTCCCCTGTGATTGGTTAATATGACTGTATAATAATTGCACATAATACATTGATACACTTTGCATTAGATTGTGGGCTGTATTCGCTATTAATGAGCTTTTAAACGAAGGTGTTGATTTGGTGGTTGAAAAACATTCTTTATAGCAATATAGCAATGATATCAGGCTACCATGTGATGATCTCTGTTTAATAACAAAGCGCTGGTTTTTACCCAGCGCTTTGTCTATACCAATCTAACTGGAAGATTGATCTGCTTTAATTAAACAGGACACTTTAATAACGGAATATGATCCCATTATTGAAGTGTAAAATGACAAAACGTAAAAATAGAACTTATCCCACTGAATTTAAGCAAGAGGCTGTGGCATTAGTGCGAGAGCAAGGATATAGCGCGCCGGAAGCCGCCACATCGTTGGGCATCGTAAGTTAAGTTACTCTACAGCTGGAAAGCGAAATTTGAAGCTGAACAATCTGGGACAATCTTAAGTACGGATGAGCGCGCTGAACTGGCCAGGTTATGCAAAGAAATTAATCAGCTGAAAATGGAGAAAGAAATCCTAAAAAAAGCCAGTGCCCTCTTGCTCAAGGAAACGTAGGAAAGTTTCAAATCATTAAACAATTAGCGACTAAGTATCCCGTAATCTGGCTTTGTCACGCGCTGAATGTCAGCCGTGCTGCTTATTTTAGTCAGTCGAGCCATAATCAAAGCCTACCATTTACGCCAACTGCCGAAAGGATTGGTGTTTTATATCGATAGAGGTTCACAGTATACCAGCAAACGTTATGGTGCTTTACTTGATAACTTTGGTATTAGAGCGAGTATGGGCGATGTTGGAGCCTATTGGGATAATGCTGTCGTTGAACGTTTCTTTGGGAGTTTAAAACATGACGGGTTATTTAAGTCCCCCAATTAG